CGGTGGGGTTACGGCAATACGACAGCCATAACCACAAAGGTCTTTGTTGTTTCCACGACGAAGACACGCCAAGCATGATATGGAATCCAAAATCGAACAGCTTTCACTGCTTTGGATGTAATCGTAACTTAGACATTATCGACGCATATATGCTAATGGGCGATACATATTTGGGGGCAGTGCGCAAGCTGTTTGAAAAGGCGAACATCCCCTACAGTTTTGGTGAAGTAGGGGTAAAGACTAAGCAGGCGTATTATTATCCCCAGCCTATATATGCCAACAACTGCGACCAAGCTTATTCTTATTTGAATAGGCGAGGCATCAGCACTGAAGTGTGCGAATATCTTAATCTCAAACAGGATGAGCGTGGGAATATTTTAATTCAATACTTTGACACGAATGACGTACTCACTATGGTCAAGGTGCGCCCGTCACATAAGGTGCAACACGGCGAGACAAAGATATGGTGCCTCAAGGATAAACACGGCAATGCTTATGGTACAGCTCCGCTGTTATACAACATGAACAAGATTAACGTCAATGCGCCGTTGCTGATTTGCTCTGGTGAGTTTGACTGTGCCGCTGCTATAGAAAGTGGGTTTGCTAACGCCGTTAGCATCCCTCTTGGCGACGGTAACACACGATGGATAGATGAGTGTTTCGACTGGTTAGAGCAGTTCAATGAAATCATTATCTGCCCAGATAACGATGAATCTGGCACAAAATTCGTCAAGACAGTCGTGCCGCGTTTAGGAAGCTGGCGCTGTAAGGTAGCAAAAGTGCCAGACCTATTTATTACCCCAAGCGGCAAGGAGATTCCCGTTAAGGATCTAAACGAAGTCTTAATACGCTGGGGCAAAGAAAAGGTTCTGGACACCATTATTAACGCTCAAGATTCCCCAATACCGTCTTTAATAGATTTTTCTGACATCGAAGATATAGACCTATCTGATATAGACGGTATTTACACCGGGATTAAGGGCATAGATAAAGAGATAATGCGGCTTTTCTTCGGGACGCTGACGCTAATTTCTGGCACACCGGGTAGCGGCAAAACATCATTTATGTATCAGATTGCCTGTTCATGTTTAGACCAAGGGTACGACCCGTGGGTATTTTCGAGGGAGCTACCGGCATATATGTCCCGCAACTGGATAAATTATTTGTTTGCAGGACGCAGGCATATCAGCAAATATCATGGTGATAATGATACCGTGTATTACAAGGTTGATAATGATGCCAAAGCTGCTATAGGGAATTACTATAAAGGGCGTATGTATTTTTACCGCGATGATTACGATAATGACATACAAAGCCTTAAAGATTCGATGGTAGATGCTGCCCGTAAATATGGGTCACGCCTGTTTATCCTCGACAATTTAACCACTATCAACCTCGGTGGAGACGAGGAGAGCAAATACACCAAGCAAACAGAACTGGTCAACTGGTTGATTCAGTTCAGCCTCAAATATAATGTAGCTACCGTGTTGATTTGTCACCCCCGCAAGATGCAAGAGTATACCGATAACGTTGGGATGTACGATATCGGCGGCAGTTCTAATCTCATTAACCTTGCACACAGAGCGCTAAGCTTGAAGCGTGTCACTAAGAAAGAGAAGGAAGGTACGCCTAAGCGCAATGGGAAGGGGTGGGAGAAACCCCCAATTAAATACGACGTCATTGTTAGTGTAATTAAAGACCGGATGCGCGGCAAGAGCGGGTTTGAGTGGGGGTTATATTACGACATACCATCCCGCAGGTTCTTTAGCACACCGGAGGAGTTTGACCGCCAGTATGCTTGGGATAAAACACGTTATACAGACGTCCTTGAATACCCGATTAAAGCCGAAGAAGATGAGGTGCTGGGCGCACCCATTATGGAGGGAGGTGGATAAGTGCCCGACAACTATGTAGCTTATCATCTACACTCAGACTTAAGCCTGCTGGATAGCTGCACTAAGTTTGGTGACTATGTGGATTATGCGGTACAGAATGGACAACATGCCATAGCGTTTACAGAACACGGTAACATTCTGAACTGGGTACATAAAAAGATGTATTGTGATACCATGGGTATTAAGTACCTACACGGCGTAGAGTGTTATCTGACTGAAAACCCGCGTGACAAAGTGCGCGATAATTACCATACGGTATTGATCGCGAAGAACTATGACGGCGTATTGGAGCTAAATTCCCTTGTGAGCAGGTCGTATGAAGAAGATCACTTCTATTACAAGCCCCGCATTAGCTTTGATGAGTTTGTACGCATCTCCCCAAACATTATTAAAATAAGTGCGTGTCTGGCGTCGCCGCTTAATAAGCTTCAGCTTGACAATGCGTGGTATGACAAGCTTGCTCGTGCCTATGATTATTATGAAGTTCAGCCTCATCTATGTGCGGATCAGGTACTATATAATCAGCACTTGGCACAGTTGTCGCACCAGTACCACAAGCCGCTCATTGCCGGTACAGATACCCACAGCATCAATAAATACAAAGCTGAATGTCGCAGTATTCTGCAAAAAGCCAAACATATCGCTTACACCGATGAAGACGCTTTTGATTTAACTTATAAGACATATGATGAACTATGGGATATATTTAGGCGGCAAGAGGCATTGCCGGACAACCTCATAGCGGAAGCTATATCCAATACCAATGCTATGGCAGATATGGTGGAGGATTTTACACTGGATACAGCATTCAAGTACCCCGTATTGTACGGGTCACACCAGCGTGATGCGGAGGAATATGACAAGCAAGTACAACAGTGTTTTGAGGATAAGGTCCAGAGCGGTATCATCCCCGCTGAGCAGGTACAGGCATTTCGTGAGGCGATTGAAGAAGAAGGGCGAGTATTTGATAAGGTTGACATGAAGGGCTATATGCTTTTCGTAGGAGAGTTGGTGCGGTGGTGTAAGTCCCACGACATACCTCTTGGCCCTTCGCGTGGCTCAGTCGGTGGTTCACGAGTTGCTTATGTGTTGGATATCACAGACCTGAACCCTGAACAGTGGCACACAGTCTTCTCTCGCTTCTGTAATGAAGACCGTAAGGAATTGGGTGATGTTGACCTTGATTTACCGCCAGACAGCCGAGAGCGTGTATATCAGCATATATTCGACCAATTCGGTAGCGATTATACGTCTTACATCCTCGCCATAGGCACAATTAGCTCTAAAGGCACAATAGACGAAATAGGGCGTGCGCTTAGTTTGCGGTGGGACGAAGATAAGAACAGGGGTACAAACCCATATACACTCGCCTGTATAGATAAAATTAAACGTGAGTTTGAAGCGGACGAGAACAAGGCAAGGCAAGCCTATCCAGAGCTGTTTTATTATTATGATGGGCTTCTTAACACCGCTGTGTCTCAATCAATGCATCCGGCTGGCGTTATAGTTAGCCCCGTCACATTGCCTGATGGGTATGGTACGTTGCGACGCGAAGGCAAGATTGTGTTACAAATAGACATGGAGGCCGTACACGAAGTCAATTTGGTCAAGTACGACCTGTTAGGACTTGCCAACGTGCAGATATTACGCGACACATACAGGTTGCTTAACCAGCCGTATCCGCGTACATGCGAGATAGACTGGGATGACCAAGCCGTGTGGAAGGATATGCTGCGTTCCCCTGTTGGCATTTTCCAAATGGAGTCGGCATTTGCGTTTCAGGCGTTGCGGCAATTCAAGCCTACATCAATCTTCGAGATGTCGTTGGTGACAGCGGCCATCAGACCGTCAGGGGCATCTTATCGTAATGACCTGTTGGCACGTAAGACACACACGAACCCGTCACCAATTATAGACGAGCTGCTGAAGAACAATTTGAATTTCTTGGTTTACCAAGAGGATACGATAAAGTTTCTGCAACAAATATGTGGGTTGTCGGGCAGCGAAGCCGACAATGTGCGCAGGGCGATTGGTCGAAAGCAAGAGGATAGACTGCAAGCTGCCTTGCCGCGTATTCTGGAGGGTTATTGTGCCAAATCGTCACAACCGCGAGAGATTGCCGAACAGGAAGCAAAAGAATTTTTGCAGATTATTGAAGA